GTATTCATACTCATAGAAGTATAGAACGTAGCATACTTAAAAAATTGACCATAACAAGTCGCTAAACCTATCATAAAAAATATAAGTAAAGCATATATATATTTACTAGCGTCCATTATGTTATTTTTACTATTTGATATGTTATATAAACATCACAAGACCAGCCACCATTAAAATTACCATTACTCCAAAGATAGAATGCTTGATTATCTATACTAGCGTCTAATACACCTGTGGCATTAGTTACTGCCCCCCTACCTTGATAGGTACTGCTTGTAGCTACGCCATTCATTATCCTACTAAAATTAGTCCAACTCCTAGTTGTTTGGTCTTTCTCATAACCCACGTACATACTTTTAGCACTAGTTTCTGTGCTGGACGCATAAGTTGTTAATATAGTTATCGTTAATGGAATAATCATATAACCACTTCCTGGTGCAGAAACAAGAGTTTTAAAATTACCAGCACCACCTGTTCCGTCCATAGCTTGTAACTCTGCATTGCTCACAGAAATCTTATCTGTCATTATAACAAATTTGCTATCCAGCTTTTTTGACGTACCGGCTGCTGACCCCGTAGTATCGGACACGTCCACAATCATATATAAATCGCCTGACCCTGTATGGTTATCTAGAGCTGTTTTGTCTGTTAGTCGTTGGTTTGCCATTTAAATAAGTTTTAAGTTTTTTAATATTCTTTTGTCTTTCCTTGACTTTTTTTTTAGTAATCATATTAATTACAATCTACTATTGTTACACCAGCCTTTCTCAATAATGCGTTCATTCTTGAATTACTAGGAGAAACATCAAGATTTAACCCAGCATAATAGTTAGCTGTGGTCGGGCTTAAATCTCCGTCTTTGCTTTGATTTGTTGAGTATTCAGGAAAGCTTGATGTGTTATTAGAAACATAATCTATTAATCTTTCTCTATAAAATTCTGCTTGGTCCATAGAAGCATTTATAAGTGGTTTTAATTCTTCGTGGGAAACACTACTACCTTGTTCACTATTCATTGTTACAATAGCATTATTGACCATTCTTAAACGTAAGAACGGAAGTACAGTTGCGAACGAAAATTGCACCAAAGCAGGTTGGATAAAAGTTTGCAATAAGGTTAAATAATCTCCAGCTAAACTACTACCTTGAATGTCGCTAATAAGTTTATTCGTTAAATCAGTTCCTAGTATTGGAAGTATATATCTATCTTGTGCCATTAGGATATATGGTAGTAAAAGGTTAGCATCTACCGAAGAGCCTAAAGCTGAATCTTTAATTAATCTATCTGTGCTTATAAATAATGTGTGTTGTATTGCCATAATTTTTAACTGTATTTACCTCTTGTTGGTGTGTTAATAGGTGCGATAGTTGGAGATGGTCCTTTCGGCTCTTGTACTTTTATCTTTTTCCAACTAGAAGCAAACCGACCACTACTAACCTCTTTCAAGAAACTTCTTTTAAACATATCTAAACTACCATTTGGTAAATAAGCACCTGCCTTATATGTCTTTCCAGCTATGGTAACTTCTGACCCTTTTGGTACTCTTTTTCTTACAAAGAATTTTCTTACGAAATAATGATGGCAGTAAATCCCGCCTTTCCATTGAAAAACATCGTATGTACTAGCACCCCTTTTTCCAAATCCTTTATTAACAGACAAATTTGAAGCCTGTTTTAAATTATTAATTGTGTATAATGTTCCACCTTTACTTAGGTTAACCATTTGCTTACAAAAACTTCTACTATCCGAAGCTATATTTTGTGAGTATCTATACAGCACTCTTATAAATCCTGCGTTACTATCACTATTAGGGCTATCAGGATTTGATGGTATTTTTGAAGCATTAGCAAATTCATAATGTTTACTTAAATGCTCATTACTAAATTGCTCAAACTTTTGTTCTGTATCTGAATTTCCATCTTCTACATCAACCTCTCCTAATTCAAACCACTCATCTAAATCAATTTCTGTGCTTTCTAAATTTGATAATAATACCTCTCCACTATCTTCTGATAACTCACTAAATTCTTTTTTTATTTCTTCTCCTGTATCTATTCCCTCTTTCTCTTGCTCATCTTCGCTAATTTGAGAAACACTTTCAACATTAATAAAATCAGCTGGTTTAAGCGTTTTAAAGTATAAATCAAGGTTTATGTCGTTTGCGTGTAATATTGGCTCTAAACCGTCTAAAAGTGTGTTCTGGAACGGTTTAACCACAGTATTTAAAAAAAGCGAAAAAGAATCAGAAAGTTCATCAGCATTGTTACCAAAACCAGATCCCTCTCCAGATTTAACGCCAAATAATAATCCAGATACTACTCTATGTCCTGTTAAAACTTTTCTAGTTGTTTCCGTAGATAAGAATTGATAACTTTCTGCATTGTCATTAGAATTGATAGGTATTATTTCAGGAGCAGTATCTCGTGAGTCATTGAAAGTTAGTAATATGCGTCCAGCATTGGAACTACCTGAAAATTTAGCATTAATTTGCCTTTCAATAGTTCTTCTTTCTTCTTGGGTTGGTATTCCGTTAGCAAAATTTACTGCCATACTAGGAAACATTCCTGCTTTTATGTTATTTAGATGAAACTGTGCTATCTCCATATCTAATTGTATGTAGCTAGTAGACCCCTGATAGTCAGGTGTGGAATAATAAAAAGAGCCAGGAGAATAATCTTTAATACACAATACTTGGTTAGCGTCTGACCTGTCTTTTAAATCAAACCCTTTATAGTATCTAGGTTTATTCTTTCTAGTGTTTGTCCAATCAGATGAATAGTAATAATCATTGACCTTTCCATAAGCGTCAGCTTTTCCACTTCGCATATATTGTGCTGGTATGTGTCTAATCTCAATTATCTTTGTTCTAGGTCTATTCCATATAGCATTAACATAACACATTCCAAATAGCTTTAAGTCAAATGCTAGGCACTTTAAAACATCTTTAGATGAATTATGTAGTAATCCATTTAACGCTAACCAGCTTTCTTTTTTAGTGTCGCTCTCCTCTCTATCCGTAGCGTCTAATCCCTCTCCATAAATCATAGCACTAACGCCTTTTATTATAGCGTTATTTATACTGCTACCATTATATAGTTCTAGTAGATATTGAGGGTATAAATTGTCATCTCCAAATTGAATCCAATCTCTATTAGGTTGTTCAGTAATAGTAGGCAGATTATATTCTGCTAAATGTACTACCGATATATTGTCTTGTTTTTTTTTCATTATGAACTATAATTAGGTGTCCAAGTTTGTACTCCGTATTCTGCATCTCTTTTATCATCTGCTTCCAAAGGCAAACCATAGGTACTAATATCAGTAGATACTAAATCATTGCTATTGTATTCTGTATAATAACTATAAGGTGCTTGTAAGTTAGGTGCGTCTGCTTCCCTTGTTACGTTTAATAAGCTAGTCAGTTCTGGTATTTCTGTTAAAGCACCAATGCTAGAAGCCACTCTTAAAGAGTAGTCGCTTCTATAATAGTATTTAATCTCATACATCTCAGGACTTGGGAGAACTATTTGTGAAGCCAATCTGTAAGATGAAGAATCTACATTAGCTGCACCACTTGTGTTTGAGTTAAAAACAACTACCTGTATTAATGAATACCTATCGTTTATTGTATAGGTAGGATTGGTGTAATCTGCATTAGATGGTTTAGCAATTACAGTTCTTTGATAATTGGTATTAAGTCCCCTGAATTTTAATAGTATGAAGTTATCCGTAGGCAAATCTACATAAGATTTTAGATTCTCATATAAACTTAAAGTTGTTCCAACTACTGAAGAACTTGTTATATTAAACTGATACATATATTTTATTAATATATTCTGTTGCTATTTGTTTTTTTTCTAATTCTGTTTTAGCTTCTTTCATTTTTAACTCAAACTCTAAAGCCACATCTTCTTTGATTTTTACTTCTCTACTCATTTGCACCTATAAAATCTAAATCATCATCTATCTTAACTTCTTTTACTTTTACTTTCTTTTTTGGTTTAGGAGTATCGTTTGTAAAATACTTCTTTTTAGCTTCATCACTTAAATTTTCTATTTGATGAGGTTTTAATTTACCAAGCTCCAAACTCATACTTCCTAGTTTAAAATCTTTGTATTGTTCTTTTACTTTTAAAGCCATAATTAGTTATTTACTATAAATATAAAACACTAGATATTGTTCACAACTTGTATCTTTTATTAAAAATATTTTATGTTTTTCTTTGTGGTATTAAATTTTCTTTATATATTTAATTATTATTAATCAAAACAAAAAGAAATGAAAAATTTAGACAAACAATTATTATGGGAAACAACAGAAAAACAAAAAAATCAAATAGACCTTATATTAAGTGGTTATACTTATTATAGAAATACAGGGAAAAGGTGGACTAAAACAAATTTATTGAACGAGGTTTCTGAATTACTTGGGGGTAATGGGGCTTGTTATTCTGTTGTTTTAGAAGAAGATGGTGTTTATAATGAATTAGTAAAGAAACAATATAACAAGGAACAATTAGCAACGTTATATATATTAAATAAATAATAACTAAAAACTAACAATAAAAAAAGGGGCTTAATTGCCCCTTTCTTTTTGAGTAACGATTAGCTTATCCTGTAGTAATAGTCAAAGCATCTTCATCAGTTAATCCATCAAATGGGTATTTAGCTGTAGGAGTTCCACCTGAGCCTGGACCTGCTGTTCTATCTAGCCAAATTAAAGGGTCTTTTTCCTCTGCTCTTAATTCCAAAGTATATCCTGTCATATCACTTTTAGCAGCACCCGTTACAGCAGTACCACCTGAAATATCCACTCCATTATCCATACCTAATAAGAATAAATTATCATTCATATCAAGAACAAAAACTTGACTTCTATTATATGAAATAAGTTTAATCTCATTAGATTGTCCTACAGATTGTTTCTGTAGTGTTAAAGATAGTGTTTGTTCAAACCAAGTAGTACCCGTTGCTGGGTCGCTATTTATATTTACTGTCATTGATGACAGATTAGGTCTTAAATCATATTGAAATACTGTAGTAACACTTCCTGTCGCCACGTCCCAATTTGCAAACCCCGCTGTGTCCATTACATTAGTATCAGTACTATCAAAAGTAGCATTCGCTCTAATATCTGAACAATAGCTCTCTACAAAAAATATTTTCTTTAAGCCACCGATTTGGTCTTTACAGTCAACCGCCAATCCTTTCGTTAAATTACAAGCCATTTTTATTTTGTTTTATTTAATTAATATTCCTTTAAAAAAAAGGGGCGATATTTCACACCCCATTAATTATTTACTATTACCCTGCGTATAATACCATATCAGTACCAAAAGCGTAATTAACGCCAGCAGTAAACCGCATTATAACTCTAACATTATCAGAGCCATCTTTGTCAGCCATATCTAATAATCTAACCTCACTATTAGACCCATCACTTCCGAAGAACATATTGGACACTCTACCGCCTACTATAGTATCATCAGCTAAACCTGGAGCGTGAGCTAATCTAACGCCATTGTAAGATAAGTTCCAACCCTCTCTCATATTGTACTCATTAAAGTACCCTAGAGCAGCTTGAGCTTGAATATATAGCCTCCAAGTTGAAGTAGGCACAAATATTCTTAAATCTTCCTTACCATATACAGCTGACGGAATAGTATCTACTATATTTCCTAATTTTTCAACAACATTTGCTGCTGTTATAGCCGCTGCCCCTGCAACATCATTTACATCTCCATCAGCTAATAATAATTTTCTAAAGCCATCAAATTGACCATTTTCATCAGTAGTACCGTCCCAAATAGACTTCTCTATTTCTTGTGAAACTCTAGCAGCAGTTTGACCAATAATATAATCTCCAAAAGCTGTAGGTATTGTACCATTTAGACCAGCTGTCATATTAGCTCCTTCCCAAGACGCTAAATAATCTTCTTTACAAAGCTGCATATTTACATCAAAATCTACAGGCTCTAATACTCTTTCTGCATAAGTTAAAGTTCCACTATCTGTAAAATCACAAGTAGCGTCAGCCATTAGGTTTCCTGCTGTTCCAGCAATAGTTATTTTTCTTAAATTAGCTTTATACTTTACATTATTTAAAAATGTAATGTTATTTTCAGCTAGTGTTGTTCCAGACAAAAGAGCAGCTGAGATATACCCAGCAGCCGCCTCTCCAGCATAGTTAGAAGTTACTGTATCAGCAAATTCATATTTTTTTGTACTTTTCATATTGGTTTTTAATTTAATTTATTACTATTCATAAAGTAAGCTACTCTTTCCTTTGTAGAAAGTTTTGCTAGGTTTACTTTTTCTTTTTTACTATTTTGTTCAGGATTGTGAGTAAAACCCTCTGTTCCTGGTGTTTTTTCTAGTTCAATAATTTTAGATTTTAAGTGTTCTACTTCTTCAACTAAACTATTTACTAAGTCTTTAGACATCTCTACCTTTTCATCTTCAACTACTTCTTCAGATAATTCTTCTTTAACTTCTTCCATTTCTTCTACATCTACATTCTCTCCATAAACAGCTTTTTCAAGAGCCTCTACTCTATCTTTTAATTCTTCATAAGACTTCGCCCAATCAGCTTTCTCTGCTGGACTTTCATCTTCTTCAGCCATTTCTTCTTCTTTAGCTTCTTCTTCGCCTAAACTAGCTATTTTTGAATCAGTATCAATAGTTATTTTACCACCATCTTCTAGGGTATATGTACCTTCTGATATTTTTTCAGTTTCTCCATCATCTCCAACAACATAAACTTCAGAGCCAACATCAAATTTTTCATCTTCAGTAGCTAATACTCTACCATCATCTAGTATCATTTCAGCATACATTTTTATTTCTTTGCTTTCTTCTTTAGTAGATAAAAGCGTTTTGATTTTTTCTAGTGTACTTGCCATAGTGTTATTCTTTTTTTATAAATATTAAACTTTAATTATTGTTCACAGGACTAGCGTTTTACTGTCTTGTTTTTTATAGCTGAACATACTTTTGCAGCCTTTTCTTTATTGCCATACTCTTTTACCATATCCTTAATACATTGGTCCCAGGGATATTTAGCTAATGCTTGTCTATTAACAAAACTAGCATACTCTACATACTTGTATTTTTTAGTATATTTCTTTTTCTTTTTTCCAAACTCATCTTCAACGTATTCTTTCTTTACGCTTTCTTCGTGAGTATCACAAGCCATATATCTAACTACACCATTTACTGTATGAGTATGAAAGCCCGTGCATTTCTTAAACATCTCTGCATATATCTTAGCTTCTTCTTTAGTAGCAAATAAAGGCTCTCCATCTAAAGCACCTACAACAGCTAACTCATTCTCTAATATTAAATCTCTTATTTTGCCTAGTGTTATTTCATCTGGGCAATCAGTACATTCTTCAGCTAAGTCTATAATGTCTTTAGGTTTAGATGCTTCAATTATTCTATCAGTAAAATATCCCTCTATACTAAAGCCTTTTACTTTACCCTCTTTCACAGATTTCCAGACCTCATCATTATTCACTTTCATTTTTACAAACCACGACCCGACAGGAAGATTCTTAAAACCAAATGCGTTTGATTTATCATTTTTTTTATCTTCTTTAATCCAACTCTCTACAACACTCATTCCATTAACGGGTATCTTATGCTCAAGTGTAGCGTTATTGTTCCTTAAACTTGACATAAACAACTCCTGTGCGTGTTTAATAGTATCTTCAGTAAAGTACACTATAAACTTTTCGTCATTTTCTTGGTCGTATCTTGGTATCTCCTTGTTCGGTATAAGGACAGCACCTACTAAAGTTTTTTGTTCTTCATCTAATTTAGCTAATGATAAGAATTGGTCTTTATTAAAAAAAACCCAATTTTCTTCTATCGCTGGAAACTCAACGAGGCTAATGGCTTCAACGCCAAATCTATCTGCTTCCTCGTCTATTATTAATTCTACTTTTTTTAGTTTTTCTTTTCCCATACTAATAAATATAAAATGTTCTTAATTGTTTATAACGTTGCTTGTAATTCTAAATCATTCTGTAATGCCTGACTACTTGTTACATCACTTTCTACTACAAATGCTTGAACAGGTGGTATCTCTATATCTTCGCCATCACCAGGTAATCCAGGAACGCCACCCTCTCCACCACCTATACTAACTCCACCTTGTAAGCTTTGTAATTGAGGTTTATCGCCACCACCACCACCAGGCACTTTAGCTAATATAGAATGTGCTTGTGCTACACCACCTAAAACTAAAGCTATCATTTCAGTTATAAAAAGAGGTAACATAATAGGTGCAGCTGCAGCTGTAAATGTACTAGCCTGTGTAGCAGCCCTAACTGCTGAAGCAATACCACCAGCAGTATCTATTGCAACTCCTAACAAAGCTAGTTTCTTTTGCTTTTTAACATCTCCTGACGCTAACTTTTCTAAAGACCCTGTAATACTAGAAGCCAAAGCAAATCCCTTTTCCATTCTTGATGTTTTTTCATCGTATAATTGTTGTTCTATTGCTTTTACTTCAGCAGCATTAGCTTCCAATCCAGCTACAACATTATTGTAATGTGTGTTTTGTATATTTTCTATTTGCTCTGCTTTCCATTCTTCTAATCTTATTTCATCTTCAGCGTTACCTTTTACCATAGCAAAACGCTTGTCAAATTCTTCTTGGATAGAAGCTATTTCTTTTTCCATATCACTTGATAGAAATGCGTCCAACTCAGCAGTTGCTTGTTCCCTTAACTCTTTTACTACCTGATTAAATTTATACTCATCATCTTCCATTTTTTGATAATGGTTTCTTAGTTTTTCTTCTCTTTCTGTATTGTGACTATCAACTCTTACTATTGCTTTTGCATTTCCTGACTTGATTCTGGCTTCTTCATCTTTTATTTTTTCATCAAGTATTTTAGCTTCTTCAAACGCTTGTTTTTGTTTGTTTTCAACTTCTTCTTTTGCTCGTCTATTTTCTTCTTCTGACAAATTAATATTATACATATAGAAGTTAGTTAAACTCTCTGTTTGTTTAAGTGCTACCTCTCCACGTTGTCTTTGTAAATCTTTAAGTGTTTTTGTGCTTACTTTATAATAACTTTTTTCGCTGCCCTCTAGTTTTTCTAACTCTTTTTTATTTTTCTTTATGATTTCAGTATATGAAGCTTGAGCCTCAGCAATAGCTTTAGTGATTCCCTCTACATCTTTATCCGTCTTAATTCCTTTACGCATTTCCTTATGTAGTTCCTCATAAGATTTTGTCTTTTCCTTAACAGCACCTGATGTACTTTTTAGCCTTGACTTTTCTTCTGCTGCTATTTCTCTATCAAAAGTATTTACCTCTGTTTGTACCCTTTTTCTTCTTAACAAAGAGGCTGTTCGCATATTAATAACATTTGCTTCTAAATGTGCTACTGCTTCCAAATCTTCCTCGCTACTCCTACCCATATCAATCTCATCTTGTTTATTCTTTCTTCTTGCTTCTGCTAATTTAATTTCTTTTCCTGCCACCTCTTCCTCTACAGCAATTGCGTCTAATAATGCTTGTTGTCTTACCTTTTTACTCTTTGTTTCATCTTCTGCAAGTAACCTACTTTCTGCTATTCTAAAGTTTGCTTCTGCTCTTTCTACTATCAATTCTCTTTCTGCGTCACGCACACCCTGAATAGCTAGAGTTAAATCTCTCATAGCTGCTGCTTCATTTCTAGCCTCTGCACCTGCACCTGCAAGAAAGTTGGTTAAACTTCTAGTACCATTTATTAAGTCAGTAACCCTATCAACTGCTACTGCAAATACAGCTGTTAATTGTTTCCAACCCACTTCCAACTTTCGGGCAAATTCTATATTACCCGTCATCATATTTCTTAGAGTTAAGAAAGCTGCTACTAAAGCTGTTAGACCCATCATCTTTATTCTAGTACCTAGTCTTGCAAATCCCTTGCTTAGTAATCCTGTAGATTTTGTTGCAGCCTTAGTTCCTTTAGATACGTCCTTTGTTCCTTTCTCAATATCACTTAATCCTTTTACAGCACCTTTAGTATCTGCGTCTATTACTATTGTTTTCTTCTCCATAATTTTTTAAATTTTTTAAATGCGTCTTTCATTGTCTTAGGGTATTCTTCATCTCCTGTGACAAAATCATACTTTACCTCATCAAATTCTAATTCATTTAATGCTTTTAATGACTTAGGCATTATAGCCCCTATTGTTTGTATGTAGTTTATTAATTCCATATTAAAAGGTTGTTATCTTGAAATTGTATTAAGAATTTATTTTGAAACATTGCACCCATCGGAAATACATCTTCCTGATTTAACCCTACTAATTTTTGCGATAGAAATTGCACCTTTGCTACCCAACTTATAGTATAATCAGCAGAACTAGATGTTATAACCATTTGCATTTCCCCTGTGGTTTCATTAGTATTAGTTAAATTTATTGTTGGTGTTGTTGGAAAATTAGTACCCTCTATTTTTCTTACTTGCACACCACCTGATGTTCCTGAATGTTCTACTCCTATACCTGATTGTTTAGATAATAAAGTATAATATTTGAAGTACCCTACTGACCCTAGATTACTTGACCCCCTTGCTATTGTTCCTATTAAATCTACCTCTAAATAAGCCATTGTTGCATTCCTTAATCTAAAAGCTAAATGCGTTCCTCCATAAGTTAAAGTAGATGGGGCTGTTCCGTGTGTAACAGCATAAAAAATAGTATTTGTAACTTGTCCTGTAACGTTTCCATTTGCTCGGTGTACAATAGTATTTACATTATCTGCTATTGGCATAGCTAAAGGCATATTAACAAAATCATTACCTGTAAATCCACCAGGCGTAGGTAGCATTGCATCTACAAAAAGTCCACCACCACCTGATGATGGTAAATCCCAATAACAAGTACCCTCTCCTGTTACAGCACTTGTTTGTTGGAACGTCCAATCAGGGTTTATATCTTCACAGCATTGATTCGTAACAGCAACTTCTGTTGTTCCATCTTCAGCGTCAACAAATGTAATAGTACCATCAGCATTATACGTTCCAGGTATAGCACTACAATTAATAACTAGATTTTCAATTACCTTTAATAAGGTTACTTTAGTAGATTGGTTTCCGCCTACTAAATAGTTTTGTATTTTTAAAATTCTCCATAGTGTATTTTTAATATATACGGGATTTTTAAATGCTTCAGCCTCAAATTTTTCTATATCTGTTGGTGTTAAATAAAGATAGCATTCCATTAATCTTGACTCTGTATTATATATTTCATTAAAATATTGTGACCAATAGTCATTAAAATATCCGTGACCTGTCCAATTATCCCCAAATGGATTACTAACGAACCAAGGAAAACCAAACCAAGGACTCTGATAATCCCATAACAATTGCTTTGTCGTAGATACTATTCCTGTATCTAAATTGTCTAAATTATACTGAGTACATAAAGGGAATTTATTATTTGTCAAAGTATATTCTGACCCTAGTATACCTTGACTTTGTATTGCGTTGTATATTGCCCATTGGTAAGCCTCCCCTGTTATAGTACTTATGCCACTAATATCTATTGGTGTTCCACTATAATAAAACAATCTAGGAATACCATCTGTAATAGGCTCTCTATCAAAAGTTTCAGAGTCATTTAATTGATACCATTGACATATCGCCACAGGCAATTCACTTTGCCCTGAGAACTCATAAGGTGCTGGTCCTTGCTGCATTATTCCCTGAGTAATAAATGGTGCGAATATACTAAACGTTTCTTTTTCTCCCTCTGAAAAATCTCCACCCTCCTCTTTTCTATATCCATAAACATATTCTTTTTCACGTTCATACCTCTCTCCCATATGGTCTTTAGCACCTTTTTTATCTTGAAATACATACTCTTTTTTTTGTAGGTCATTAGTTGATTTAACAACCTGCTCTTTAGATACGTCTAGTTTATCCGTCCAATACTGAGTAGTTCCTGAATTTATGTAGTCTTGGTATGGTTCTATAACAACGTTTTTATCATTATTAGGGTCAGCTAAAACAACTAAATTAAATCTATTAACTAGGTCTTTCGTAAAATCTGCTTGTGAAATATCAGGCATATTTTCTGCCATTACAACTTGCATACCATAAGTACCATTAGTATATCCAATACCCCCTAGATTGACAGTTTTTATCATACCGCTATGAATATGCACCAAAAAATAATCTGCACTATCAATTACATTCCCACCGCCAACAAGAGGTGGGGAAAATCTTAGCCTAAAATCTACCTCGTCTCCAGCAGTTAGATATGGTAATGTAAAATCAACACTTATTGGTATATTGTGATAACCAAGAGGCCAGTCTGCCAGAGGTGTCTGACCACCTGGTACAGTACCACCAGCGTCATTTACTGTGGTTATATTAAATGACCAACTTTGTTCATTAACCCAACTTCCTGAGTTTATTTTATATTGGAAATATACGTCCATATATCTTGAATTGTAATATCCTGGAGTATAATACTCTTTCCATTGCCCAGCCGAAGTACTCCGCCATCGCGGGTAGTCCTCTCCCCCAGACCCTGGAAAGCTTATTACAAACTCTGCGTGTATGCCCATAACAGATTGACCATAATTTGATGGTAAGCCTAATCCCTCTGCTACTTCGTCTGTTGCTGGTAAGCTCATAGTGTTTTGTTGTACATCAAGTCCAGCTATTGTACTTTGGTCTATATCAAAAGTATTCTGAGGGTCAAAATTAGGAGATGATTCATTTGTAAAGCCCAACTCCCTAGCACAGAAACGCCAAGAATTAGCATCAGGCGATTCTTGGTCGCCATAAATTGTAGCAAAAAGAACCTCATCAGCCATAGATACCTGAAAACCTAATCCGCTATAATATGTTTTAACCCTAGTATATTGATTGGCTAAAGTCATAAAAATTCTACTAAAGAATTGAGTATCTGTTACTGTTCCGTCTTGATTAATCCCTAGAAATGTGCTTTGAATAGTATATCCTGCTTTTTGTGCTAAGATTAGTAATAATCTTTGTAATCTTATTGCTGGTTTTAAGTTATTTGCAATCGTACCACCCATAGCTGCAAATGATTCCTCACTCCAATTATCGTCGGGGTCACTATAATCTCCATATGCAACTTCAGCAAAAGTAACTGATTGTTGGTTAACAAACATTCCCTCTGCAAGTGGGTGCGTTGTTAAGGCATAGTCAATAATAGGGTACATAACATCATTACTTGTACCAGACCCACTAACAGGATTAGTTCCTACTGTAGTTAATCCTGTCGTCCAGCTATTTATTATGTTATCTACTGTTAAATCGTGGTCTAATTGTTCGTCTGCAATATCATTATCTATAAAAGCGTCTTTTAATTTTTTATCTTTTATAGCGGTAAAAAAGTCTGCTGTGTTTCCAAATATCACAATCTCATACTGTCTAGCATTTAGATAAATAGATTTTAACTGTATAAATCCATTCATCTGTTCTACACTATCTACATAAATAGCAGCCTGGAATTTAGTGTCTGTATTAAACACTATATCCTCTAAATTAACATCAAACCAATTCTCAAAAAATTTATTGTTTCTATCTGAAAATGGAACTTTAATTGTTTGACTAAAACTTCCTTTTCTTTTATCAGGCTCTTTAATATCAATCCAATTATAATTTACTACAATACCAGGCTCTTCCATTAAGTCCATTTCAAAAGATTGTTCAGGGTGGTAATATAAATTATAGTCATCTCCTAACGTCCTTTCTAATCCTGTTAAGGTTATAGTAGTTCCGGTAACTGCACTAATAACACCATAAACATTTTGTTTGCTAGTTACTAAAGTATCTCCAGCTTTAAATACTGTGGTAGCATCTACTGTATCAACATTAATAGTTATGGGAGATGTTGTTGGTGCATAAGAAGAACCTGGAATATTTACCTTAACTCCTGAGTTTGTAAATGCTTTTTTAAATGCTACTAGCCTTGTTTTCATTAGCTATTTGTTCTTACTTTGTTAGCGTATTCTAAATTGATTGTGTATTGAATTTTTATTTTATCATTTACACTTGTTTTTTTAATATAATTTTTGTTTGTTACTATAACCGAGTCAACAATAGTATAGTCATCATTTAGTATTTGCACTTCATTAGATGTAAATAATTCCTCTAACCAAACTGCTTCATCTTCATTTAACCAATCACTATTTATAGTCATCTTTTTAGTAGCTGTTTTAAATAGTGTTTTTTTACCTCTATCCCAATTATTGTAATTAAATGTAGCACTATCCCAAGTTCCTGGAACACTCTCTATATCGCTATTTTTTATGTCTATGCTTGTTTTAGATTTACCTCTAAAATTCATATAATCCCAACCCCCTAATCTATTTACCCAAGCCAATCTAACATTATCATATCTAGTACAAGATTGGTGTCTATCGTCTACTGTTGCACCACTACCATATCTATAAAAATAATAGTATTTAGTACATCTATCTCCTGAACTACTACTTGTACTTCCATACACTCTATAATAAGCCCAATCTGCAAAGTCGCTAGGATTAGCTGAAGTATTTAGAGTTTGTGTTTCTAGGTTTTTAGTTCCACAACCAAAATATAAAATAGCCTTATCTACTGTTAAAGATTCAGCAGCAGTTGACCCCCCATTAGCATTACTGTTAGCAAAGGGTTGAGCAGACCCTATAATAGCACCTGACGAATTATAATATTCAACAAACATATACTCTAATTTGTCTCCCTGGTCTAATATACCATCATCAGCGTCTCCCTGTTTGAAACATAACGTTAATTGGTCTAAATTATCAGCACTTGTGCTACTACCTCTAACAAATTGAACAGTAGGTGCATTAGTAAAAAAGCTATAACTATCTTCTGCACTATCACTATTCATAAAATAAGTTAAAGGAAAGTTACTACCATTAATATCTAAACCACCTACATTAGCAGCTGTTTTAGTGAATGGCGTAGTTGCTGATATTGCATAACTATCTGCTGTTGCTTGTACCCCTGTTTCTGAAGGAGACGTGGTTGCTGATGTTGCCACTTCATATAATGCTTTTGCAGTTACCTTTACTATTTGTGCAACGTTTTTACCAAATGGTTTTGCTGTTTCATCAATACCTAAACTGTGTATGGAATAGGTCGTGTCATTACTATTTGTTAACGTTGTAGAAACATAAGTTCTAATGATATGACTTATATCAAATATTCCTACGTTAGACTCGTTTTTATGAATCTTTATAACCGATGTAACAACAGCACTATCATCAAGATATATCTTTAATACATATCTAAATTTATATCCATTATACGTGCCAGGAGTAGATTCTTTAAGTATATATACTAATGGTGTATTAGCTGCTGATAATAAACTAGGTTTTTGTTCTATTGTAAATGCCATTATGCTTTTATTTTTTTAGGTATTGCTTTATCTAATAATCTTTCTATATCTAAAGCAAACGCTTTTGTTAAATCATTTGGTAACTTTTTATATTGCTCTTTTATTGGTTTGGTTATAAATTGCGTTCTAGTTAAACCTTTTTGTTTTATAGAATATCCAACAGCCCAAACATTTTTGCTTCCTAACCCTTTCCAATTCTTTAAAGCTTTAACTAATTTGCCACCTGGATTAGCATACTTAAATCTAAATTTACTACCTAACCCTCTTGCTCTACCAATACCTTTAAACCCACCTACTCCTTGCACACCCTCATCTACATATTCCCAATAGTCACTAGAACTACCAAAGTCAAGAGAAAAAGATAGACCTGATTTATGTGTTTTTAGATTATAACTTAAATTGCTAGATAGCCTTGATGACCCTTTATCATTTTTACTTAGTATTTGTCTAGCTTGTTGAATTACATTACTACCAAATTTAGTAAATGCTTTATCTAGGTTTGTTGTGTCGCCCTTTACAAATTGCCCTGTTGCTGGATTTCTAAATTGTAATCTCATTATGTGTTAGGGTTTTCATCGCTAGGCTCAATAGGTGCGTTGCATAGTGAGTTAGCATTATTAACTTGTAATGAAAATTCAGCAGACCAACCTGTAAGCATATTAGAAAATCTAGCTGTAAATGGCTCTGCACTAATAGGCATATCTAATACAACCTCATCTGGAACGTAACTATATTTCTTTCCACTATCTCCACCTGATGTTTGTAGCGATAGGTTTTGTTTAAACTCTGCTATAACATCTTGCATAATTTGTAGCATATCCGTCCACACTACATTCCTGTCTGTTAAATCTTCTTTAATTAATGAGATTGTAAATACAGTAAATGTATAGGTTAACATTCCCTGCTCTATTGTTGTTGCACCTGGCTCAATATAAAGGATAGGAAAATTTGTTAAATCCATCTTATCTATATCCACTTCATCTAGCATTCCACTATGGAATGAATTAATCAAATAATGATTAGTAGCTATTGTATTGAAATCATCTACTATGTTTTTATAGGTTATCATTTTTTAAATTTATTATAATTACTTTTTTCTATTCCTATTTTATCTTGTTGGTAACTTAAATATGTAAGCACTAATGTTATCTCCAATCTAGTTATAGGCTCTATATTGAGAAGATTCTCATTACAGAGGGAAAAAATTATGTTGTACCACCCCCACTTGCTTGATAAACTTCTTCCTTCATTACTTTCTCCTGCGTCATCAAATAACTGTTTAAATCTTGCAGTAAGTCCTTTCCTAAAGACAAAAAAAAATCTAACGCACCTAATGTTATATCCATTGGAAGCTTTTTAAAATCTTCTTCCTTAATCTCATCAGGGTTGTAGGGTTTCACATTATACAAATCGTACTTCTCTTTATCTATCTCTCTATATAATATGCTCATAATCTTATGTAGATTGTTATTAGTGTCCTTACAGTATTCTTCTATATCTACATACTCTCCTGTGCTTATCTTACTTAAATTAGGAATAAAGCCATATCTTTTTCCATTGAACTTTATTTTCTTTTTTAGTTTTTTAGGTAGTCTTTTATTAACAAATGTAGATAGCTTTGATGTTAATTCCCTCTTTTGTTTTACACCAATCTTTTTAACTACATCTTTTTCAAGCCTACATAGTAAACTAATTATTTCTAATTCTTTTTCCTGTTCCTTTTTTCCTGAATTTACAATAGTAAAATACTTTTGATAAATTTCTATTGTTATATCTTTCCATTCCGTAGGAATCTGTACTTGGATTTGTTTTACTCCCATTTTATATAAATATAATTATTAGCATTTTGTTCATAATATATAATACTTGCCACTATAATTAGTAGTCAGTTTGTTTAAAGCTACGTACCTAATTGCGTCTAGTAAATGGTCTTGTTGATTTGTAGCTGGTTTATTTATAACGTGTCCGTTCTTATCCACTAGCCATTTGTAATATTTAAACTCATTGATAGCGTTAATACTATTCTTTGTTATATGTAGCTTAAAACGTCTTAAAACGTCTATCCCCATATTGATACTGTCAGCACCCTTTTTAGATGGAAACATTGAGAATCCTAAACGCCTTATTTCCTCTCCACTTTTAGGCTCTGCTGAATCGTAAATAATCTCTGTCTGTCTTGTTACACCAAACTCTCTTAGCTTATTACCTATATCTTGATTGGTTAAACCCTTGCTATATAACAATTCATTAATGTATAAATCATCATTGAGCTTATATACTTCTGCTATTGCTGTTGGGTCATTAGAATAACCAAAGTCCATTCCTAAAGCGATTAGAGTTGCTTCTTCTGGAACACTATTAGCTATCTCAAATTGTCTAAAGATAGTTTCAGTAGCTTGAGCCATATCTCCCAATCCATATATCGTCCAATAGTTACTATCTAATTCTCTTAACCTTTCTATCTCTTTGATTGTTTCTTCTGGTAAAAAAGGATTGTCTAAATAAGTTGATTTGATAAAGGTGCAATCTTCTCTATTCATTACATTATCATATATCCAACTATAAGGGTCTGATGGATTAAAGTCAAGATAGATATTCTCTGTTGTTCTTAATGATAACTGTACCCAATCTTCAAACGCAAATTCATTTGCCTCATTAAGCCAGAGTACGTTTCTCTTACGACCTCTGATTTTCTGTGGCATATCCACACTAATAAACTCTATTTCATTTCCATTAAGTTTATAAGTTAGTTCTGACTTATTATGATTGTCTGGATTATAAAGATTATGGCTTTCTAATATATTAAAGAAATCTCTATAAGCAGTTCCTTTAAGAGCAGGTAATGTCTTACGACAAATAGTATATACCTTTCCCTTTGATTGTAATGCTTTAAGTATTATTAATTGTGCTAAACTATATGTCTTACTGCTTCTTGTTCCACCCTGATTAACTACAATCCTTGTACTAGCATTAAGATTTTTCTCCAGTACTACTGTTCCCTTTAGGTTTAATAATTTCAATTTCTATTTTCTTAATATCTTCTTCATTAGAAGTTAGGTTTATATTCTGCTTTTGTACATATCCCCTTTTATGTCCTTTGTGTTGAAGATAGAATATGATACTTTTTTCTTTCTCATTTTCTATGTTCTTAAATAGCTTTGTTTCTACATAGTCTAATTTCACATTGTCTATATCATCTACCTTTTTTCTAAATTCTTCGTCCTCGTGATACCATTTATAAAAACTACTTCTACTTATGCCTGTCCTATTACAAGCTGTTGATACTATACCCAAGCTATTCTCTAATGCTTCAAGTAATGTTTCTTTTTTTAGGTTGCGTTCTTTTTTGCCCATTTTATTAAATTTATTTTATAGTTACTTTATATCCTTGTGCCTTTAAATCTTCGTATAATTTATTGGCTAACTTAATGTCTTTCTCTTTTACCGTTATTGTTGTTGGTTTATCTTCTTCTATTTTGTCTATATTAAAACCAAGTTCTTTATGTTTTAAACCCCTTTTTAATATATCATCTACATCAAAATCAGATAGCATATCCATATCCCATTCTGCTGTATTCTTATTTAAACGTATGTTTA